TGGTGCTAAGGCTGCTGGAGCTTCTAATCTTAATATGCAGCTTTCTGACACTATAGAACTAATAGGACAAGTATCAGATGCCTTTATTCATGAGGGAGATTCTGCTGAATTAATGGCTAAAAAAACTACTGAGGCTGCTGAGTTACTTAAATATCTAAAAGATAATGCAGAAGAGCTTGGAATTACATTTGAAGATGTTCAAGCTAATTTTGAACGCTATCCTGATGTTCTTGAAGCTTACGGAGACAACATAGAAGGTCTTGGAATAGCGATTAAAAAATTTACTGCTGCCGCTTGGTTAGAAGAATCAACTGCTGATTTGAATGTTCTATTTAAAATGCTTCAAAACTTAATGGCACCAACAAAAGAGATGCTATTAAATTATCCAACTGATACTTGGATTTCCCGTTCTACAGCAGATTTAAAAACTCTTTCAAAACAATTAGAAACTTCAGATGCAGAACTATCTGCTAGGTATTTAGCTAGTGCTGAAACTATAGAAGAAATTATGAATACCTATGGTATTATTGCTGGACAAGCAGATAAAGCACAAGCAGCAGCCAAAAGCACAGTAGGTATGACTGAAGAATATGCTGCTAGACTTGAAGAAGAAATAGAAAAAAGACGCTTAACTGGTGCTGATGCAGTAGCATCGGCGGCTGATAAAGAACTGCAAGCTGCTGAAGCAAGAGAAAGGTCTGCTAAGGCAATAGAAGCTGCTAACAAAACAGGTGTGTTGACACCGTTGGCTACTAATCAACCTGCTGGAGCAGTTTCTAAAGTTTCAGTGGTTGATTGGGTTGTAAACCACCCTGTAGCTGGTGTGTTAGGAGTAATAGCTGCTACTATTGCTATAGCAAAAGTACTTAATAAAGGTTTTTCTAAACTTGGTCAAATAGGAATAAGAGCTATTAAAGTTCAAACTGCTGCTGCTGGTACAAGACTAGCTCGCTTTGGGTTGAACTATGCTACTAGAAATGCAAGTGCTACTGCATTGGGAATGGCTCCTGAAGAAGCTGCCGCAGGTAGAACATGGTTAGCAAGAAGATTACTTAAAATGGAAGACAAACTTATATATAGAACTCTTCCTTCAAATCTATTAGATAGAATTGAAACTGCTACTCAAGAGCAAGTAAAAATATTAAATGCAGCAAGAAATAAAAGAGTTGACCAATTAACTAAGGAATTAGATGCTGCTCTACAAAAAAGTGGTAGAAAAGCTGGTCAAAAAGCAAGAACTTTAAGTTCTCAAATTAGAGTAACTAATGCTCAATTTGATGATGCTATAAGAGATATTAGAAGAAGCTATGGAGATTTAGCCAAAGAAGTTGCTAATAAACGAGTACCTACTTCTATGCGTCAATTAGCACTTCAAATTGTTGATTTTACTAATAATCTTGAGTTAGCAGCAAAATCAACAGCTAGAACAGCACGAACTACTGCTACAGCCGCTAGAAGTCTTTCTAAATCAGGAAAAGGAATAATGGGAGCCTTATTCTCTGTTCCTCTATTTGGACCTGGGCTTAAAAAAATTTCTAGAAGTATTTTTGGTGCTGGTAGAGTAGCTCCTAGAGTAGCTGGTGGTGGTGCGGGTGTATCTTCTGTTGCGGCATCTGTTAATGCTGTTCAAACAGGAAATGTTGTAAAGCGTCTTGAATCCCAATGGCTTCGTAAACAATTTTCTAGATTAACTGGCACTATTTTAGGTCCGTTCAAAAAAAGTGTTTCTAGTGGTCTTGCTGCTGAAGCTGTTTATAAACCTATAGTTGAAGCTATTGATTCACAAACAGCTTCTACTGTAAATGCCTTCGAAAGATTTGGAAAAACTATTCCAGATGAAATAGGAAAACGTCTTACTGAACTTGGTGGAACAACTACTAAAGAGTTTGAAACTATTTTTCAAGAACTTTTCGCAGGTAGAAATATAAGAACTGTCTCATTAGCAGGAATTACTGAGCCTGAAGCTATTACTCATATTAACAAAGTAACAAAAGCATTTATGGATGCTATTATTGAAATGCCTAAAACTGGACGATATGCTTTGACTGGAGAAGAAGGTTTATCTGCTTGGCTACATGAATTTATGCATACTGCTCAAGAAGGAAAAGGTAGAACAGCACAAGGAATTGTAGCTAAAACAGCTAATGAAGCACAATTCTTAAAAGAACTAGATGCATGGCAAAAAGCTGCTGATGCTTTAAAAGCTATGGGAGTCGATGTTAAAAATAATACTGCTTTTATTAAAACTGCAACTGAGTCTCTAGAAACTTATGCTAAAAAAGCTGGTCTTTCTACTGATATTCTAGATAGAGCAATAAAAACTGTTGCTGATAGACTTCCAGTAGCCGTAGAAAATATTTCAAAAGCTGCTACTGAAACAGCAACTAAAGCTACTACTGTTACAAGAGCAACTGCTCCTGGAAGAATAACAATTGACTCATATGCTGGTAAAGCCTTAGCACAAACTGAAAAAGCTGCTGTTAAAGCTTCTAATAAAAGCGCATTGATTTTAGGAAAACAACTTGGTAAACTTGTAGGAAAAGGAATTGGTGGAGTTACAACCGCAACAATGGTTACTGACCTTCTTGGTACTCTTGTGGCACAAGAAACAGTTATGAGAAAATCAACTGGTCAAGAAATTTCTATGAAGCCACTAGAATATCAAAAGCAAATGTCTGAAGCTTTATTAGGTCCAGGAGAGGCTTTAAATGATACTCTTAAAGGACTAGCGGGAGCTATAGGAACCGTATTTACCGCTGGACAAGTTGGTGGTACTAAGGAATTGGCAGGAGCTATAAAAGATGTACCTGAAGACTTAGGTAAAGCTGCACAGGCTTTGATAGATTCTGTTCAAAGCAACAAAATGATGATGGATTATCTATATTCTCATGGCATGGACGTAGAAATGTATAATAAAGCTACAGCAGAAATAATTGCTGGTACAGGCAAAAGTAAAGAAGTAGATATGCTTTATGATAAGTTAGTAGATTATTCGAAAGCAGAACCATCACTTATGGCTGCTGCTAAAGCTAACGAATTAGCTGCTAAAACTAATAAACTAGCTGCTGAAGGCAAGGTTCCTGGTATTAAGTTTGATGCAGAAACAATGGCTAGTGGTGCTGGAAATCCATTTATGCAAATGGCTATTCAAGGAATCCCCGAAGCTGCTGAAAAGGCTATGGAAGAAGTAGTTCCTGTTTTTGAACAAGGGGCAAAAACTGCTGGTCAAGCCATAGCTAATGGAGTAAAGGAAGGAATGGATAGTGTAGATATAAGTTCTGAAGGCGTAGACCAAATGTTAGAAGGTCTTGTAACCAAAGGTTCTTATGGTTTAGCAGATATTCAAGCTGGACTTAAAAAAATGGATGATAGATTACAACATCTTGAAAAGACAGAAATCCCATTGACTACTAAAAAAGTTCAAGAGCTTGAAGAAATGCTTAGTAGCTTGGATAGACAAATTAAACGTAATGAACTTGATTTAGCCAAGTTTGGTCAAGAAATGACTAATATTGCAAGTACCTTTGATTTGGCTATTGCTATAAATGAATTGGCTCTTGTCTCTGATTCTGCTCAAGCAGCCAGAAAAGAAATAGCTAGACTTAATGTTGTTCTTGCTCAACAAGAAATTGAACTGGCTAGTCTAGAAACTCGTCTGCAAGCTATTCAAACAGAATTTGATGAAGTAAGCAATACTATTAATAAAGCTCAAGAGTCTCTAGATAAATTCCTTAATGCTCCAGTAGAAGGAGAAGGAGCATATCTTGATAGGATTTATGAAATTGATAAACAATTAAGTGAGCTTGAACTTAAAAAGATAAATCTACAACCTACCTATGATTTATTCTCAAAAGCAGGAATGCTTGATAGTGATGCCTTCAAGAAATGGGCTGCTGAAACTGGCTGGGCTATGATAGAAAATCAAATGGCAGCATTAGAAAATGAGAAAACTTTAGAGGAAGCTAAACGTAGAAATGCTACAATGGATATTGAACATTTCAAAGAAAAATCTCAGCGTGAAGAAGAGTTTACTACTAAACAAATTGAAGACGGCGTTAATGCTGCTATGGCAGTTATAGAAGCTAATAAACCTAGACTTGAACAGTTAGAAAAAGAACTAGAAAAACAACAATCTCTTGTTGAGAAAAAACAACAAGAAATTGAAGCTACTAATAATGCTATTGCTGCTCATGAAAGAGAACTTACATTACTTGAAAGAAAAGTTGAATTAGCTAATCAAGATGCTCAAGCAGCTAAGGAAAAAATGGAAGCTAACAAAAAAATCTTTGACTTAGAAGGCGCTATTACTGATATGAAGATGATGCAAACAGCAGAAGCTATGGCTCAAGGTTTAATTAGCACAGAGGTTATGGAAAGTCTTGTTACTCAATACAATGCCTTAGCAGATAAAACATCTGATATTACAAGAACACAAACAGGATTGAACTATAGAGTTCAAGCAATAACCTTTGATAAGGAATACTGGGATAAAAGATTAGCTACAGCCCAAGCTGAGCAAGGAACATTAATAGACAACATTAATAGATTAGTCCAAGCTGCTGAAGATATGATTACTGGAGTAAATGCAGACAGTGAAGGATTTGAAACTGCCTTAGCAAATGTATTTGGAGCAGATATTAAAGGGGTTGTAGGCCAAATGTCATTGAATTTAGCAGCGATGGCTAGAGGAAAAGAAGGCGCAACTACGGCATTTCCAAGCTATCAATTTGGTGGCATTGAATTAGCACAAGAACAATTAGCACTACTACATGGTCCAGAAGCTATTATTCCCTTGCATGGTGGCGCGGTTCCTGTTAAAATATATGGTGCTGCAACTCAAGGAGAATCTGGTCCAGTCACAATCAATCAAACTACTGTTGAAGTTGGTAGTATTGTTGTGCGTGATGATAATGACTTAGAAGAAATTAAACAAGCTATCCTAGATTTACGTCAGGGTAACACTACTTTCTTCTCTAGAGCATCTCAATATTCAGAAAGATTTTAAGGAGGGATAAATGTCAGATATTAATGGTTATGAAATTCATGTAACAGATGAAACACTTCCCCACCTTGAATCTACTTGGACTGAAGTTGAAGTAACATCTGATAATAAAACTTACAAGTTTAAACGCGAGACTAATAAAAGTTTAGTGTTCGATATATCTGGTTTTATTTCTTTGAGTACTTATGCTTTAACTAGAACTGAGGCAGAAGGTTTAAATGATGACTTAAATGATACGCCTTCTGGTACTTATACAGATGGATTTGGAACTACCCGTAGTGTTCTTGTTGATAGTTGGAGCATTAAACCTGTAGCTGCTCTTAATAAATATACCTTTACTATGACTCTAAGAATTCCGGTGACTTAATGCCTATTGGAGATGAAGATTATAGCAACAATTTACCCGCTCTAGGAAGATTTAAGCCTGGAAGTGTTGGCTCTGGAGAAGACACAGGAGCATTAGATGTTACTCTGTCTACTAATTTAGCTGGAGAACCAATTCGTTTTACACTTAATGAATCTCTTGATAATATTGTTTCTACAGGAACTTTAACTATGCTTAATGCCACTATTGGTGATGAGGGTGAGCAACAAGTTGGAGTTATGGGAGAAGTAAAAACCGAAGAAGATGAAGCTAAATGGGGAACATTATATGATTCTGCTCCTATAGAACCTAATCAATTAGCTACTGTAACCGAAAGTGGTGGTGGATTAGGAACTTGTACTACTTATTGGCGAGTAGTTGGAGTTACTTCATATCTTGATGAAAACGATGTTCCATACTATGAAGTACAACTTGAAGGATATGGTCAAATCGCTATTGATACTAAGTTTGACCCAAGTAAAATTGTTACAGAGCCTAGTATGGCATGGTTTTATCTTAAAGATTACTATGATTCTCTAGTAGAAAAATCACAAGCTGATTTAGATAATGATGGTTATATTTCAGAAGAAGAGGTTACAGATGCGACTGAACAAGAACCTGCCTTAGCCACAATTTTTGCTGGAGCAAGATATATAGTAGATGAACCAACAGATTATTTGACTCCTTTTTTAAATCAATTAAATGAAGCAGGATTAGAATGTGGTGCTGGAGGAACGCCAGGTATCAGTGTAGTTCCTCTTGAAAGTAAAATTCAAAAAGGTGAAAGTTGTTGGCAAGTAATTGAAGATATTCTTGGTCTTAATGGATATATGGCTAGATTCAAAAGAGATAAAAAAATGGTTATGATTGATATAACTGGAACTGAAGGTTGGTCAGCTATGCCAACAGCAAAAGCAGATGATGGAACACCTATTTATGACCAGGAGGATATTGATAATCCCCCTCTACAAGATACAGATATAGGAGATTTTGGTAGAGGTTTACAATTAAGCTATTCAAAAGAAGGTGTCTTTAGCCAAGCTGTTGTATCGGGGATGGTTGGAAAAGTTGGTGAGGATGGATTATGGGTAGTTGATGGTGAAGACCCTAAAGAAGTAATTGTAACATCATCAGCAGGATTAAACATTCTTAATGGTCAAGTAGTAGAATTAGCTGTTCAAGTTGAAGAGAGATATCATTTACAATCTACTGATGAACTAACAAAGTTTGGTCAAAAAGAGCTTTATAAGTCAGTAATAGGAGCTAGAAGTGCTACCTATGATAGTGAGTCTGTACCATTAGCAGTAGAAGTAGGAATGAGCATGACTGGTTCTTCAAAACTTGGTGGAGCTACTAATATTTTTATTACAGCCTTGAATAGAACTACAGATGCTCAACAAAATAAAATAACTACTGGATTATCTGGTACTCGTATTACTGGTGGTGCTGGTGGAGAAGAAAATACTATGGGATGGGAATAATGACTAAGAAAATAAATCTAAAAGCCTATACTTATCCAGCACGGAATTTAAATTATAGTGCTGGTGATATACTAAAAAAAATGCGTCAAAATCAAGAACTTGCTAGAATTAAACAAGCAAATGGATTAGTAACTCTTGGTGTAATGGAAGCAACACAAGTTGAAGGTGGTTATGGATGGGCTATAAGTGACTATATTCCATTTGCCTTTGCTTATGTTTCTAGACCAATATTTACTTCAGGATTAGATGGAACGGCTGGAATAGATTTTAGTGCGCTTGGAGACAATATGTATACTCAAGCACTTCCAACATCATTATCTGAGCTAACAGCAGAAGATTATCAACCGGCGATTTTTATACCTAGAGTAATTCATTGGCATATTGAAGATAAAATCTTCTTTGGATGCTATCTTTTAGTATGTCAAGTAAACTCAGAGTGTACTGAAACCGATAAAGTAGTAAGAATACATTATAGATTCGAAGGAAAAGGATATGTAGCCTCTTAGTAGGAAAGGATAAAACATGACAGTAACAACAACAGATTATTTTGGATTTACAGCAGTTCATAATGCAGTTCCCTCTACTAATGATTGGGCAGCTACTTATTGGAATTGGATTGCCGCCGATGAAATTTTATATGGGCTTGTAGCACATACACATACTGGAGCAGCAGCAGTACAAAATCCTACAGGAACATTGTCATTAAGTACGGCAACAACAGGAGGATATTTACCGGCCAGTACAACTTATTATATCGCAATAACTTATGTTGATGCTCTTACAAGAGAAACGGCAGCTTCAGATGTTGTAAGCATAGCAACAGGAGCAGGAATAACAACTCCTACTACACCTACTATAAATGATGATGCTACTCCTACTGATATTCAAACTTGTCCTGGTGGTCTTACTGGTGGAGATTATTGGTATAAAATCTCTTACACAAAAGATGGGGGAGAATCCTTACCAAGCGCACCAGTATATGTATCAATTCCTACTGATGATACTTATGAATGTACTATTCATTTTCAATCTCTTAATGAAGTTGCTAATGGTGCAGATGCAATATTTGTTTACAGAAAAATTGGAAACTCTGGTAGCTATGTAAAACTAGCTGAAATTACTGCTGGAGCTACAAATTCTTATACTGATGATAACACTGGAGTACCTACTTGTGATAAGGCTCCTGTAACTGCTAGTACGATTAGTTCTTTCAATACAATTACAATAAATTGGGCTGCACTTGATTATACTAGTGCAGAAAAAGTAAGAATTTATGGAACTACAACTAGTGGAACTTATCCAACTAATTCTCTTATTGCTGAAGTAGATATGAATGATGCTACTCCTGTAGAAGAATATGAATGGACTGGAGTAGCAAGAACATTAGGAAAACCCCCAGCAGTTAGCCATTGTTATTCTAGCCCTGGAAAGATTACCCTAACTGCTGGCGCAGAAATAGAAGGTAACTTACCTTGGGCAAATCTTCCTTCTGATTTTAGTTGGCAAGCACCTGTAGCTAATTCTGCGGCATTACCTGATGGAATCGCAGGAGAAGCCAGAGTAGTTCTGGATGAAGATGCTATCTATATTTGGGATGATGATTTAGCTACTCCTGCATGGACTAAGGTATCAGGCTTAGTTGATTTTGAAGAGCTTGAAATTGAGGCTTTTGGAGTTATTAACTGGGATAGCATGACTACTGTAGGAATTGCCAATACTCATTTACTCATTGTTATACCAGAAGAAGCAGAATCTTCTGACAACAACAATAAAATGGTAGGTCTATTTGTTTGGCGCGAAGATTGGGCCACTCCTGCATGGCAACGTCTTAATTATTGTTTGCCATTTGAATATACAGCAATTGGTAAAACTCCATTTAGTACTGATGAACCAGGAGTTATGTGGGTAAGATATAGTGAATCAGAAGATACTTATTATCTTGCCTATAATAATCAGGATGGGTCTGCTACATGGACGTTTCCACTGGTTATAAGTAATCAAGCTGTTGGTTCATTAAATGATGAAATAGGATATTTTGGTTGGTGGGAAACTGGAATGGATGATATAACACCTAACTATAGTTATGGTGCTATAAGATTTAACTGGGATGATAAAGCATTTCAATATTATGATGATACTATTGCTACTCCTGCTTGGGTTGATGGACCAGGAGTAGTAAAAACTGGAGAAACTGTGGCTGATGTTGCTGAAGATGCTACTCCTACTCCTGAGCAGCTAAAAATAAATGAGATACTAGAAGTGCTTAGAACTTCTGGTCTTATTGAAACCTAATATTTAGGAGCCGCTGAATGCCATCAGCTAGAAAAAGAATAATTTATACTCATGATGATTGGGATTGGGATTTACAAGCTGAAGGATATTATTTTTTTAGTGACCAATTACCCGAACTATATACTGATGCTATTAATGGAACACATGACCATCTAACTAAAATTGGAACTGATAGACATTTTACTACTGGTAAAGTAATAGTTACAGACATAGATAATATATGGGATATAGTCAATGCTAGACAAACAAACAGTTCCAGTAATAATGGATACCTTCGTTATACTGAGATTAGAATGGATGAAGACCCAGCAGTAGCTTGGGATAATATATTAACTGATTCTGGTGGCGGTTTTATCTTTTTTGACTTCACAGTAGGTAATTTTTCTCCAGGAAAAAGACTATATTATTTAACTGAAGGTGCTAATGCGGGAAATTATAGTGCGCGTTGGGAAGTGTTGTGGTTAAATTTTTGGGGAATGGCAACTGATAGAACACCAATAACAAAGCGTATCTATTTTCCTATAGGTTATAGCACTTCTAGCTATAATTTATGTGTTTCAGAAACAGTTAGCATTTATCTTCAAAATTCTGGAGATTATCCTACTAGTACTGCTGAAGCACAAGCTAAACAGTATTCCCCAGGAACTTTGCTATATACTTTTCCTACAATAGCTTCTACTGGAAGACAGTATGCTGCATTAGATATTACAACTAGTGTTGCTGCTCCTGTTACTTTGATGATAACATCAACTAATCAAACATCACAACCAACAATAGAAGATGAAACTGATGGTACTAGTCACAATAGAGAGGCAGCACTATTGATGCAGGTTGATTCCTCTCATTATGCTAAACTAGTACAATATTATGGTTGGGTGGGCTAATGGCTTTAACTTATTATCATCCAGATATGTCATTTTATAATATTTCAGAGACAAACCATAAACATATAAAAGTATGGGAGTCTAGAGATAATGGTAACACATGGGAAGTTCTTCATAATGGTGGTTATATAAATTGTAACTCTCCTTCAGACTATTTTTCAACAGTAGCTAGTCCTGTTGGTGGAGATTACAAAAAAGGACTAATGGCAGAAACTACTCCCTTTGCCTTTGATGAAGATAGAAATATCCATGTATGCCAAATTGTTTATAGGCATTCATCTGATTCTGTTGACCAAGGATTTACAGGTATAAAATATTTTATCAATGATGAGGTTGTACTAGAAAAAACTTTATATTTAATGCTTAATCAAGCTGATGTAACTGATGTTTGGGAAGATGGTACAGATTATCGTGCAATTGAAGGCCAATTAATAGTTAAGGATGATGGTACAGCTAAGTTTTTTCTGTTTCCAGATAAAAGAGTTATCTCAGGAGGTTCAGCAACTTGGACTAATGCTTTCCATGTAGTTAACTTTAATGTTACTGGTTCAAGTGCTACTTATGTTAATACTGAAACTTATGACCTTGGAATTACTAGTGATGGTTCTCCAACTGGCTATAAACTATTTTTTGTTCATGAAAAAGCTGACGGAACTTATTATGTTGGTGCATTATTAAATGAAAAGGCTGTTCTAATTGCCTATGATGGAGAAAGTGCTACTCTAGTAGAGAACTACTCATTAGGAACCAATAATAAATATGATATAACAATAACCGATGATTATATGGCTATTATCTCAAGTACAAGAGATACAATAAAGATATATAAAATTGCTGATGATTCATGGGTAACAATGCCACCTTCTGGAGCTTATGCAGAAAGTATTACTACGTCACTTTTTGTCAATATTATAGGCACTAAAGTTTTTCTATATGCTGATATCTATTATTATGAAACTGTAGAAGATGAGGCTGGAGTAGGGAAAATTTATTACAGAGATATAGAAACTGGAACTGAATGGCTTACCTTTTCAGTTCCTCCAGGAAACTCAAGAGTTGGTTATGATTTACCTGAACCCGGTACTTTTCCAGAGGTTATGATTACTTCACGTTCTGAAGAAGAGGGAATTGAATTCGTTTTGTGTAGAGTGGTTGGTTATTGGGGGGGAGTTGATGTGACTACGGCTCCAGCCGATATCATGTATGTAAGGGTTTCTCTTATTGGTTCAGCAGAAGCAGGACCAAACAGTGAAAGAGCAAATAAAACTAATAATAAATATGGAGCAGGATAATGAGTTTACCAATAGAACAACTTATAGCTGGAGTTTTTATGCTGTTCGGCGCACTTGTCACCGGCTTCTTTTCGGTGTATACTGCCAAGGTGAACAAAAAAATCTCTCAGGTAAAGAAGAAAACTGAGCAGAATCAGACATTAACGGCAGAAAATGGTATACTAGAACAGATAATCCCTGCTTTGGAAAGAAAGGACGAGGCACTTGACAAAATCGCTGAAGTACTCGATAATATCCTTAGAGCGCAGACTCTTACCAGTCAGCAGCTAAAAAGTTTAACTATTATCACTGAGGCAAGATGCCAAGCTCTTGATTTAATAAAGACTATAAAGGCCATAGAAGATGCTAGGATTATGCGAGAAAAGCTTTCCCAATTAAAAGACGATAAACAAGATGCTATTCAAATAAGACAAGATGCTACCCAAATAAGGCAAGATGTTAGTCAAATAAGAGTAGATGCTGCTCAAGAAAGAGTAGATAAAGCTGCTGAAGGATATGTATCAACTTTGGATGAAATAGTTAAGGCTCTTGAAAATGGTAAAAATAACTGCAAATAAGGAAAGGGGGTGGGTATAGACTAGTTTAGTCTAGTTAAAAAGATGCCAGTTTTGAAGACACTCCAAAAAATAGATGAACTCGCTGTTAAACAGGAGGAAATAGAAAAGCGAGAGTTAGCGCGTAGAGAAGACCTTATGCTACGTTTAGCCAAAAGTAAGAATAACAACTTAAAGTTGTTTAGTTTAAAATCAAAAGGAGAGTAAATTTTTGCAAGCTGACCAATTTCAATTCATAGGTGAACGATTAAAAGAAGAACAGTCGTGGAAAGAAGTAACAACAGAATTTAATAACGAATATAAAATAGGTGTCACTCAAGAGGCACTAAGAAAGAGGTATCAAAGGGAGATTTCAAGGTTAGAAACTCTAGGCGATGACCCAGTAGAAAAGGCTTTTAGGCTGATAAGAACAAATCCCCAAAAGCCTACTGATTTAGCCAAGAGGTTTAATTTAGATATGGATGGTCTTGAAGACCTTCTAGATGACTTGCTTAATAGTAGAACAGCCATAAAATTCCATCAAGGATATCTTGTCTTTGATAGGTTAGCTCCTACTCCTGATAACATATCTCATAAGATTAACTTGTTTAAGGACGGAGAATGGATTAAATGGGGAATTATGGCAGACCCTCATATTTGTTCTACTCATGAGCAGTTAGACCTTCTATATAACTTCTATAAGATTTGTGAAGAAGAGAAAGTAGAAGGTGTTATTTGTGCAGGAGATTTCACTTCAGGTAACGGTACAGTATATCGTGGTCAAATGCAAGACCTTAAAATAGTTGGAGAAGATAAGCAAATTAACTATGTTTGCTCTGTGTTTCCTCAAACTAGTCTTAAAACCTATACTATTAGTGGAAACCATGACTTAGACCTTTATAAACAATGTGGCTCTGATATTGTTCAAAAAATAGCTGATAAACGAGATGATATTGTCTATCTAGGTAAAATGAGCGCCACTATGGAACAGGATGGTATTAAATTTCTTGTCCATCATGGTGAAGGTGGATTAGGATTAGTTCGTAGCTACAAACCACAAAGAATTCTTGATAGTTTAAAAGCAGAATCAATTTGTGATGTGTCTATTATAGGGCATTGGCATATTTCTCTTTATATGCCTAGCTATCGTGACTCTATTGTATTACTACCTGCTTGTTTTGAAGCTCAGAGTGATTACCTTATTAAAAAACGGCTAGACCCTGATGTTGGCGGGGTTATATTGCATATGAAAGTAGCCGATATTGATGGTATCAAGAAAATTGTTAGACATAAAGTTGATTTTCTAGATTTGGGGGTTTTAAAAGGAGCGTAATGAAAAAAGAGAAAGACAGAAAATTACCTTCTGCCTGTTATGATTACCTAATTAAAAATGGAATGGATGAAGCCGTAGCCTTAGAAATAGATGAATATACACAGCAGAAAGAGAAAAGACGCAAAAGAATGGAGCGAAAGGACAAGGATGAAAAATGGAAATAAGAAATAAGTGTAAAACTAAAAAGAAAGGAAAGAAATAAATGGAAGAAATTACTTGGCAGGGATTAGCAACTCTTCCTGGTGCCGTTGCTGCTGTAACGCTAGTTTTAACTATTCTTAAAGCTGTTTTAGGAATTTACTGGACAGAATTCGTAAATAGAATTGCTGCTCTAGCTCTTTCTGTAGCAGTTGTTGTTGGTGTTACTGCATATTTTGGTAATGGTGAATGGCCTAGCTATATTCTAGCCGTATTTAACGGTTTAATTGTTGCTGGAGCCTTACTAGGTGTAACTCAGGTCTATAATCGTAAGATTGTAGAAGATAGAGCATTAGGATTTAAACCTAGATTTAGAGATATATTTAAAAGAAAACCTAAAGAAGTAACGTTCGCTAAAAAAGGCAAATAAATTGTGGAAACAATAGATTGGGCATCTGCACTTCAAGATACGGCTCTTATTGCTGGTGTATCTACAGCAATATTCTTTGTCCTTGATTTTATCAAGAG